AATTAAGGAGAGCCAAGATGGCTATCAATCTGAAGTCAACGGGCGGGCTTACCGCCAATGGAGTGAAGTTGTTGGTGTACGGGCAAGCTGGTGCAGGCAAGACCACGCTGGTCAAGACGTTGCCCAACGTGATCGTGCTAAGTGCCGAGGGCGGTTTGCTGTCCATTCAGGACGCTGACCTGCCTTACATCGAGATCACCAGCATGGAAGACTTGCGCGAGGCGTTTACATGGTGCAAGGACAGCAAGGAGGCGTCAGGCTTTCAATCGGTGGCGCTAGATTCAATCAGCGAGGTTGCCGAAGTGGTGCTGGCTTTTGAGATGAAAAAATCCAAAGATGGCCGCGCAGCCTACGGTGAAATGAACACCACCATGCAAGAGTTGATCAGGGCGTTTCGTGATTTGCCAGGCAAGCATGTCTACATGAGCGCCAAGTTGGAGAAGTCCACGGACGAGATGGGCAAGATGCTTTACAACCCTGGCATGCCAGGCAAGAGCCTGACCCAAGGTCTGCCCTACTTCTTTGACGAAGTACTAGCACTACGTGTAGAGCGCGATGGCGAGGGCGTCACCCAACGTGCGCTGATGTGCGATAGCGATGGATTGTGGTTGGCCAAGGACAGGTCGGGCAAGCTGGAGGCTTGGGAAGCGCCAGACCTTGGCGCAATCATTGAGAAGATCGGGGGCAAGGCATGAAACACGATCAAGCATTTCCTGTTCATTACAACGGCCATGAGGGCATGACATTGCGGGATTACTTTGCGTCTAAGGCCATGCAATTGATCATGGCCGAAACAATAAGTTCAGATTCAGAAATAACTGATGATGAAGTTGCGCTTGCTTCTTATCGTATGGCTGAGGCTATGTTGAATGCGAGGGAACTATGAGCGACCTAGAAACCCTAAGCGCAGATTGGCTGCGCTACAAAGCTCTTGAGGAGCGCACGGTAGTCGAGCGCCGCAAAATTGAAGACCAGATTGTCAAAGCCCTGCGCTTGCCTGATGCCTTTGAGTCCACTGAGACAGCAGAGCCAGATGGCTATGTGGTCAAAATCTCAGGCCGCATTGACCGCAAGGTTGACTCGGAGAAGTTGCAGATGCTGGCTACCGAGTCAGGCTTGATCGAACATCTGGCGACATTGTTTCGCTGGAAGCCAGAGCTTAACCTGACGCTCTGGAAATCAGCAGACGAATCCATTACCAAGCATTTGGCTGGTGCAATTACGGCCAAGCCTGGCCGTCCCTCTTTCAAAATCACTATTAAGGAATAAACAACATGGCTTTTCTCACCGAGACTTTTGACGTTAACGAGTTGCCTGTTGGCAACGCTGGCAACTTTGAACCGCTGCCTGCTGGTTGGTACACATGTACCATCAGCCAAGCTGAGTTAAAAGACACCAAGGCTGGCAATGGTCAGTACATCAAGCTGCGCTATGACATCACTGGCCCGAGCCACCAAGGTCGTGTTGTGTTTGGCAATCTCAACATCAAGAACGCCAATCCAAAGGCCGAGGAGATCGGACGCCAGCAACTTGGCGAGATCATGCGTGCGATTGGGCTAGCGAAGGTTGCCGACACTGATCAATTGATTGGCGGTCAGATCAGCATCAAGCTGGACATTAAGCAGGACGCACAGTATGGCGCAAGCAACGAAGTGCGGGGGTTTAAGTCGGTGTCTGGGAGCATAGCGCCAGCCGCTACAGCAGCACCAGCCTCTGCGCCAGCCGCTGCCAAGGCTGCGCCACCTTGGGCTAAGAAGTGATTTTCGGGGGGAAAGCGGATGCTGGTGTCGCAACCCGCGTCACGCGATTCGGCGCATACCGTGTTGCAAACAGTGCAGCGAGTACCCCCACCTAAAAAAAAGCCCCGCACCGATAAAAGTGCGGGGTTCAAGATCAATCAAGGAGAGAACAAGTGATTATTCCCCAACCAGATAATACCATTGCCGCGCTTGTTGACAAGCACCACGAGTCAAAGCCCGAGAAGCCAAGGCCGCACCTTGGGGCTAGTACGCTAGGCCACGCTTGTGACCGCTGGCTGTGGTTGTCGTTCCGGTGGGCGGTGCAGCCTGAGTTCTCTGGCCGGATTCTTCGTCTGTTCCGCAGGGGGCAGAACGAGGAGGCCACCATCATCAGTGACTTGCGTGCCATTGGGCTTGATGTCCGCAAGGTGTCTGCCCAGCATAGGGTTGACTTTGGAGGCCATGTCTCTGGCAGTTTGGATGCCATCATTGACAAGGGCGTGCCAGAAGCACCAAAGGCCAAGCATGTGGCCGAGTTCAAGACGCACAGCAAGAAGTCCTTTGATGCGCTGGTCAAAGATGGCGTGGAGAAGGCCAAGCCCGAGCATTTCACCCAGATGCAGGTGTACATGCAGGGCACTGGCATTGACCGTGCGCTCTATGTCGCCATTTGCAAGGACGATGACCGCATTCACACCGAGCGCGTGAAGTTTGACAAGGAAGTCTCAGAAAAAGCGGTGCGCCGAGGCCATTACATTGCACTGGCCGAGCGTATGCCCGAGCCGATCAGCACTGACCCAAGCTGGTATCAGTGCAAGTTCTGCGATGCGTACAAGTTCTGCCACGAAACCAAGACCACCAAGCATGTCAATTGCCGCACCTGTGCTAACGCTACGCCAATGCCTGATTCAACTTGGCACTGCGCTAAGTGGAACGATGTGATACCAGTGGATGCACAGCACAAGGGTTGTGAGAGCCATGTTCTGCACCCAGACCTAGTGCCTTGGCAACGCAAGGACGGGCCGGACGAGTGGACTGCCGTGTACGAGATCAACGGCGTCAACATGGCAAACGGTGACCCAGCGCAAGAGGGCGTCTGGGGTAGCACAGAACTGCTGGCTAATGCCGAGGCTTGCGCTAGTGGTGATCCTTTGATTGCTGAGATGCGCCAGATTTGGAATGCGCGGGTGGTGGGATGAGATATTTATCCGTTTGCTCTGGCATTGAGGCCGCAACAGTCGCTTGGCATCCGCTTGGATGGGAGGCTGCGGCTTACTCTGAGATTGAAAAATTCCCATCAGAGGTGCTTGCACACCATTACCCAAACACGCCCAATGTGGGCGACATGACCAAATTTAAGGAGTGGACAAATGTCTCAGATGTCGATGTTCTCGTTGGAGGAACTCCCTGCCAATCATTCTCAGTCGCCGGACTCAGAAAAGGATTGGATGACCCTCGTGGCAACCTCATGCTTACATACCTTGCCATTGCTGCAAAGTATCGGCCCAAGTGGCTGGTTTGGGAGAATGTCCCCGGCGTCCTATCCTCTAACGGAGGACTCGACTTTGCCAGCCTCCTTCGAGGGATGGGCGAACTCGGGTATGGGTTCGCATACAGAATTCTTGACGCTCAGTACTTCGGAGTGGCCCAACGCCGCCGCCGTGTGTTCGTTGTCGGATACCTTGGAAACTGGCGACCTGCCGCAGCGGTTCTTTTTGAGCGCCACAGCATGTGCGGGTATCCTGCGCCGAGCAGAGAAAAGGGGCAAGGTGCTACCAGAAGCGCTAGAACAAGCCCTTCAGTCGGTAGCCTTTGCGCCCGAACAGGGCAAAGCATAAGCGTTCAAGATGCTGCACAGGGTCACTTGATGGCAACTTGGCCAGCTGAAGTCGCTCCAACTATTGACGCACATTTTGGCGATAAGCAAGGTTTGGAAAATCAGCATATCAACGGGGGGGGGGGGCTGTTTACCCTTGGTAAGCAAATGCCTGATTACCAAGACCCGCATGGATGCAGAAACAGAGACATTGATTCCTACAACAGGGGGTCACTTTAGCTACGAACCAATTGCCCTCGCAGAAAACACTATAGGACGCAAGCCTGAGAACGGCGGCAACCATGATGGGTTTACTGAGGGCGGCCCGATGTACACATTGAATGCCACAGGTGTGCATGGGGTGGCGCAAGCAATCCCCATTGACACGATGAACCACATTGGCAGAGGCGACAAGCACAGCATGGGTGACTTTGTACCTAGCGCACCAAGTTACACATTGACTAAGGGGCATAGCCATGCGGTGGCGCAGCCGATTGCCTTTGAGCCAGGCAAGATGAAGAGGCTTGGTCATGGCGATGCTAAAGATGGTCTTACCCCAACACTTAGGGCAAATGCTGGAGACAATCAATTGGCAGTAGCATTTCCTTGGCAGTCAGCCTTAGACCCAATTGGTAACCCAGTTGATCTCAGCGGCACATTGGTGAAAAACCAGACTATGGCTTGCATGACCGCCATGCAGGTGCGCAGGCTCTCTCCAAAGGAATGCGAGCGTTTGCAGGGCTTTCCAGACAACTACACCGACATCAAGCTCAAGGGCAAGCCAACGCCAGACGGGCCACGCTACAAGGCTTTGGGCAACAGCATGGCCGTGCCTGTGATGGCATGGATTGGCAAAAGAATCCAAGAGGTAGAAGCAATCAATGCTCCGTGACTACCAACAGCGAACCATAGACCAGCTCTACGCATGGTTTGAGGAGGGCGGCAAGGGCAACCCTTGTTTGGTGTTGCCCACCGGATCAGGCAAGAGCCACATTGTGGCAGCGCTGTGCAAGGACGCCTTGCAGAACTGGCCTGAGACTCGGGTGCTGATGCTGACCCATGTGAAGGAATTGATTGAGCAGAACGCTGAGAAGATGCGCCAGCACTGGCGCGGCGCTCCGATGGGCATCTACAGCGCAAGCATTGGCCGCAAGGACTTGGGCGAGCCGATCACCTTTGCTGGTATCCAGTCTGTGCGTACTAAGGCCAAGCAGTTAGGCCACACCGATCTGGTGATCATTGACGAGTGCCACTTGGTCAATCACAAGGACGAGGGCGGCTACCGCACGCTGCTGGAGCAGCTCAAGGCCATCAACCCTGCGCTGCGGGTGGTGGGATTGACGGCCACGCCTTACCGGCTGGGGCATGGCCTCATCACCGACAAGCCAGCGCTGTTTGACGCATTGATAAATCCTATCAGCATCGAGGAGTTGATTTACAAGGGCTATCTATCAACCCTGCGCTCCAAAACCACCAAGGCCAAGCTGGATGTAACTGGCGTGCATAAGCGTGGTGGTGAATTTATTGAGTCTGAGTTGCAGGCTGCGGTGGACACGGACGATCAGAACCAGAAGGTGGTGCGCGAGGTGGTGGCATTGGCCGGTGACCGCAAAGCGTGGCTGGTGTTTTGCGCTGGCGTAAAGCATGCACAGCACGTTGCAGAAGTCTTGCGTCAGCATGGCGTGGCGGCTGAGTGCGTGACCGGCGAGACGCCAAAGAAGGAGCGCGAGAGGATGTTGGCTGACTTCAAGGCTGGCCGCTTGCGTGCGCTCACCAACGCAAATGTGCTAACCACCGGCTTTGACTACCCTGACATTGACCTGATCGCCATGCTGCGCCCCACGATGAGCGCCAGCCTGTATGTGCAGATGGCAGGGCGCGGGATGCGCGTCAAGAGCCACACCGATCACTGCTTGGTGCTGGACTTCGCTGGCGTGGTGTCTACGCACGGCCCGATCACTGCTGTCCAGCCCCCAAAAAAGGGCGGCGATGGCAATGGCGAAGCACCAGTTAAGGTTTGTGATGAGTGCGGTGAACTGTGCGCCATATCAGCGTCTGTTTGCCCTGCTTGTGGGACTGCATTTCCAGCCCCAGAATTTAAGAAACTCAAACTGCACAACGATGACATCATGGGGCTGGATGGCACTGACTTGGATGTGACCAGTTGGACATGGCGCAAGCACATCAGCAAGGCATCAGGCAAGGAAATGCTGGCGGTGACTTACTACGGGGGCTTGAGTGACCCAGCCATTACAGAGTACCTAGCCGTTACGCACGAAGGCTACGCTGGTCAGATGGCTTTGCAAAAGCTCGTAGATATAGCAGAACAAGCTCAGATCGAGCGTGGTGGCCTCAACGTGCAGTCGTTGGAGGAGATGGCCCAGAACATGAATCAAGCGCAGCCACCGAGCCACATTGAGTTCAAGCGCGATGGTAAATTTTTTAGAGTAATGAGAAGGAGATGGTATGAGACACCCTGAACCGGATTTAGTGACTGACTACAAGCGCTGGTTTGCCGCTGGCCCACCGAGGTGCTGCCACACCTGTGAGCATTACGGCGTGGATGGTTTGTGCGTAGAGTTCTTTATGCAGCCGCCAGCAGAGTTTGCGGCCACCGTGGGCGAGTGCGATAAGTGGGAGGCCGAATGTCCGTTCTAGGCCGGATACCAACGGAACATGAGGAGCAGCGCGAGTTTGTTCGCTGGTTTCGCCAAGGCTACAGGGGCGTGCGTATTTTTGCTATCCCCAATGGCGGCGCTAGAAGCATGGCAACAGCAGGGCGATTGAAGGTTGAGGGAGTATCGCCTGGCGTGCCTGACCTGTTCATTCCAGACTGGCGCTTGTGGGTGGAGATGAAGCGAGTCAAGGGCGGCAGTCTTAGTGCTGAACAGAAGGACTGGATTGCCTATCTGGAGGGCTGTGGCTACACCTGTTTTGTGGCAAAAGGGGCTGATCAGGCTAAAGAGATGGTGTTAGGGTTTGTCCCTACAAAATAGTTGAAAAAAGACTTGTTGTTACCGGAAACAGAGTTAAGATAGAGGCTCATTAACACAACGGAGTAAACGACATGACAAACGCAACACAAACAAACCGCAACGAACAAATGTACGGATTCGCCAACATTGACGCATACATTGCCTCAGTTAAAGATTCCATGACATACAAGTTCACAGGCGGCAACATGATTGTTGCTGGCCTGATGTCAGATGCCCAAGAGCAAATGGTTCATGGTGACACTGAAGGCGCACGCAAGACCCTCAACATTGCCAAGACCATCATGTTTGAAATCATGGATGGCAACCTGGTCGGCACAGTAGAACGCAAATAAACCAGACGGGGCTACGGCCCCATCAAAGGAAAACAACATGAATACAAAAACTGTTTACACACAAGGCGCTTGGTCTGTTGTTCGGACAATGTCTTGCGGATTTAGTTGCAATGCCGAGTCTGCAAGCTGGCATGTCGAATTTGATGGCAAGTTTTTTTGCAGCTCAATGAGAAAAAAAGATGCTGTAAAAATAATTCAAACATTTGCCGGTAAAGCATGACCACTACCCCCACACAACGAGTGGCCGCACTGCGCCAGCGCCGAAAGGCGCTTGGCTTAACCAGAGTTGAGTTCTATCTCACCCAAGAACACGCCGCCAAAGTGCGTAAATATGTCAGCAAATTAACCAAGGAGAAAACGAAATGAAAGATACCTACTTTACTCAGCAAAACCATGATCAAGCTCGCAGCTTGGTGATCAGCTTTTTGGGCGCAGCCCTTCTGGTCTGCTCCGGCGTGATCTTTTTGTTGGTTACCTTTGACGTGTTGGTGAAGTGATGATCAAGTACCTATGGACAGAGTTGAGGCTAATGCTGAAGACGGTGACGCCAGCACAGGCTATAGCGCATGAACTAATCCATGCCGAGCATGATTTGTTGAGGGCAGAGACTGGCGTAGAGTACGCGCAGTCGATGGTGACTTACAACAAGAACCGAGTCAAGCGCCTGAAGGCGTACTTGGGTAAAACTGAGGAGCCGACATGAACAGAACATGCGATGCAGGGGGAATTTGCCCTCACAGCCCACAGTGCTTGTGGAGTTGCCAATTCACAGATGCGGAA